AAATAAGATTGGACCGAATGAATTCAAATGAATTTGTTAAAAAATTTGACACGTTTACCAAAAGGGCCGAAAAGAAATATCGTCCAAAAATAAATAATGCAATCAGGTCCCAATTGAATGCCTATCTTCGGACGGGAAATATGTCTTCCATTAAATCCGATGAAATACTTTATTTATTAAAAAATCTTTATTTGGATGTCGGTGTGGGTTGGGCAAAAATTTCAAATTCATATATCAAACAAAGGTTAAAGGCTGACGGCCAAATGGGTTTTTCAGAACGGGTTTCACAGCTTATCATTTCGGCTTATGGTCCGCAGTTGCTTAATACATCCCAAAAAATAACGGACACAACCATTGAAACCATTCGTTCGATACTTTCACAAGCGGCTGTTAATGGATGGTCAATTGAACAAATTACCCAAAAAATTCAATCACCTGATTTGTCTTATAATAGGGCAAAGCTAATTGCCAGGACGGAAGTAATAAGTTCGGCCAATGGGGCGGCTGTTGAAAATGCCAAATCGTTGGGGTTTGAAGTGAAAAAAGAATGGGTGGCAGCTTTGGATTCACGGACACGGGCCGACCATCGGAAATTGAATGGACAAGTTGTCGGAATGAATGAATTGTTTTCTGTTGTTGACAAAGAAGGTGTGACGAGAAAAATGTTACAGCCAGGGGACAGAACACATGGTGCGGGTCCGGGACAAATTTGCAATTGCAGATGTGCGGTTATATTCGTTGAATAAAAACCGTGGATATAAAAAAAAGAAATTAATTTTGTGCTATGTTTAAAAACATAAAATCGAAAGTAAAGGAAGTTGACAGCAAGGGCCAAGTGGTTGTTGCTGCAAATTCTTTTGGTAATGTTGACAGTCAGGGTGATATTTCGATGCCTGGTTCTTTTTCAAAAACGATAAAGGAAAACTTTGATCGTGTTAAATGGTTTTTAAATCACGATACTACACTTTTATTGGGTGTTCCCGTTCAGGCTGTTGAAACACCACAATATCTTCAAATTACGGGGCAGTTAAACTTAAATAAGGAAATTGGCCGTAATACTTACGAAGATTACAAGCTTTATGCGGAATATGGCAAGTCATTGGAACATTCCATTGGTGTTGATGCGATAAAATATGTTATTGAAGACAATGTGCGCAAGGTTACAGAATGGAAATTGTGGGAATTCAGCACATTAACTTCATGGGGTGCCAATTCACAAACACCTTTGATTTCAATTAAGTCTGACGAATTGGAATGGTTGAACATTCGATTGAACAAGGGAAATTACACAGACGAAAAATTTTTAGAAATAGAAAAACAAATTCAGTTCTTAAAATCACTCATTGATGAGCCGACTAAAGTCACTCAACCAACCGAGCCGATCGACTGGAAAGAGATAAACCGATTATTCACAAATTCATTAAAGTAAAATGGAAAAAGAAACCATACTTCAGGAACTTCAAAACATTAAAAGTTCTTTAGAAGAAAATTTGAACAAAAAAGCTGATGCCAACGTGAAAAACTTGGATGAAAAGCTTGAAGCTGTTAATTCAGCAATTACTGAACTTAAGAATAAGCAACCGGAAGTTTCCGTTGACGAATTCAAGTCAGTTAAAGAAAATCTTGACATCACAATCAAGGCTTTCGACCAACTTCAGACAAGAATGAAGTCTGATTATAAGACAACCAAAGCTGCAAAGACTTGGAATTCTGCGATTGCAACAACCATTAAAGAAAATGCAAGTGCCATTGCTTCTGTTAACAAATCAACAGAAAAAATGCAAGTTAAAGCGGTTCAGGACATCGAAACCATTACCACGTTAAGCGGTAACATTCCAAATTCTTACAGAACGGATTTGGTTCCAGCCCCTTACGAAATGGTTCACGTTCGTAATCTTTTTGCTGTTACACCTTCAGCAACTGATTCTTACCATTTCTACCGTCACACAATGGGTGAAGGTTCAATAAACTTCCAGAAGTACGAATTTGAAACCAAAGCCCAAATTGATGAGGATTTGACAGAAGTAACTGTTAACCTTGATTACTTGGCCGGATGGTTGAAGATTTCCCGCAAAATGCTTCGTAATTTTTCAGCCCTTCAGTCTTATATTTCACGTTGGTTGCCTGAAAGGTACTACATGAGAGAAGACACAAAGGCTTACCAAGTTATCATTGCAAATGCTACTGGTGCAACCGATACAACCGGAACTGACATCATTAGTCAGATAATCCGTACAATCGGAAAGCAAAAGAAAAATTACTACAACGTAAACGCAATTATCGTTGATGGTGATGTTTGGGCTAAAATACTGACTTACAAAGCCAGCACTTCAGGTGAATTTACAATGCCGGTTGGTGTTGTTAACATTCTTCCTTCAGGTCAGCTTTCAATTTGTGGTGTACCCGTTTACACTGCATCTTGGGTTGGTGGTGATGAAGCCATTATTTGCGACACACGTTTCTTCGAAATCGTTCAATCTGAAGGTCTTTCACTTCAGTTCTTTGAGCAAGATGATGACAACGTTCAAAAGAACAAAATTACAGCGAGAATTGAAGCTTCAGTTGGATTTGCTGTTTTGGATCCAAAAGCAATTTCAGTTCTTTCACTGGAAAGCGTTTCCTAATTTGATTACCTATGAAAAAGCCCTACCCACCAAAAGGGTGGGGCTTTTTTACTTAAATAAGCCAAAATGGACTTCTACCGTAATGCTGATAAATTTTACGATTACCTGGACCCGGTAAGCTATAACCAAATAACGGATGTGACTTTGGATGATGTTGTGACGGAACCGGTGACGTTGAATGAATTAAAATTATTTGCAAAAATTGAATATTCAACGGACGACAGCATTTTGACGGGACTTATAACGGCTGCCAGGCAGATGTGCGAAAAATATTCAAACATTTCTTTCGTAAAAAGGGAAGTGACAGCTTATTTTACCAACTACAATGGTGGGACTTATTTACCATACGGTCCCGTTGATGCTATTACGGGCGTTTATACGGCTCAAGGCGACCCAATTGAATACATTGTTCAAGGAACGAGTTGGAAGCAAATTATTAGCCCGCAAATGCCCTTAAAAGCGATTTATGAAGGGGGTTATGATATGCTTCCCGAAAACCTTAAAACAGCGGTCATGGCACAAGCCCTTTTTTTATATGAAAATAGGGGTGATTCAATTGAAGCTTTTTCACCCATTGCGTTAATGCTTTTGAACCCGGTAAAACGATTATAAATGTATTCAGCCGAATTTAAAATAGGGGATTTGACCGAACGGCCCATTTTTGAGAATTGGGAATATACCCAAGATTTGGGTGGTGGAAATATGAAAAATTTAAATAATTCGTTTTATCAGTGGGCCTATACCCAACAGATGGGCGGAAAGCCAATGAACATTAATGCGGAAAAGTCATGGGAATATGACCTTAAAGTAGTGGTAAGATCAAATGATAATATCGTAAGCAGTACCACAATGGTCTATGACAATGCCCGTTATGTGATAAATTCGATAATTGATGACGGCAGATTCATGGAACTTCGGTGTTCATTTGTGGAAGGTGAATTAGTTACGGGTGGAATAATCACCCCATTTGGTCCGGCTTATGTTTACAATTATGAAGCAATAGGAACGGAAAATTCATTTCAAGCCAATGAATTGATAAACAAAACTTTAATTGGTGCGTTTAAAGATGGAATTGCTTTTAAGATAATTTTCACGGGTTTACCTAATGTGAAGGAAGTTCTTTATGAAGCTTCAACGGGAACATTGACATTCAACCCGGAATTTTATCCTGGTGAAATAGCAATAATTCAATATATATGATTGACGTAAAAACGGTTGAAGCTGGCCTTAAAAAGGTGATTGAAGAAGTGGGGGAAGAAACATTTCGCACCAAATTAAGCATTGCTTTAAATCGTTACGGAAACAACGTCAGAAATATTGCAGTTAAAAAAACACCCGTTGATACTGGAAATTTAAGGGCATCAAATTTTGTTGATTTAAGCAGTCCCGAAAACCTTCAAATTGTGGTTGGTAATTCTTCCAATTATGCGGCTTATGTAGAATTTGGAACGGGTATCCATGCGGCTAAATTGCTGCCAAACTACCCAAAGGAATGGCAAGATGTGGCAAAAGATTTTTATATTGATGGCAGTGGTAACGGACCGGCACAACCATTTCTTTACCCGGCTGTTGTAGAAAGTGAAAAATTATTGATGGCAGAACTTGACAAATTGTTTAAATGATTGATTTAAATTATTCTTTGCGAATTGCTTATAAAGCTGCACTGGACAACCTTGGTGTTCCAGTTTATTATCAATCAGTTCCACCGAATGAAAGGCCATTAAACTATGTTGTTTTTAGGTCAATAAATAATGTTGACAGAAGTACCAAAAGCACTTCCGACACTACCACAACCATTACGGTAGAAATTTACACCCGTCAACAGTTGGTCAATAGGGGATTGGATGCGGACACAATTGCAAGGGATGTTTACAATTTAATTTACCCAAACCGTCACGATCATTTGGTCATTGATGGGGGGCAAATTGTATCGACTGAAGTTTTGGGTGACAGCGTTCAAAATCTGACATTGCAATCGGGTGATGCAATGATTTCAAGGTTTATTATTTTCAAACATATTATTTATCAAAGTCAAGATATTTCTTAATTTTACAAAAAAACCAAAAAATGGCAGAACACAAAATAAACGGTAATGACATGTTGCTTCTTCTTTCTGAAGACGGGACAACATATAATACGGTAATTTGTTTGACTTCAAACGGATTAACAAGGGCAACGAACGAAATCGATGCCAAGACAAAATGCGGACCTGATAAGCTTCCGGGAACACAAGACAATGGTGTAACTTTTGAAGGTCAAGTAATGGCTGACCCAGCGGGTGGTTCAACTTCAATTGCTGATTTGTTCGATTATTGGGCAAATAAAACAACACTTTATTGGAAAATGGCTAAAGCTACACCAGTGACCGGTGATGTTACTTACACTGGAACCGGATTTATTTCCAAATTGGATGAAACTTATGGTCAGGACAACCCAGGAACTTTCAGCGGATCCATTGGTGTTTATGGAACTATGTCAATTGATGTAGAGTAAATTTTTTAATTATGTCATATATCCAACTGAACATTGGAGGCAAATTAAGGGGGTTAAAGTTTAATCAAATGGCAGTTATCACAATGACCAAGAATTTGGACTTTGATAACATGGAAGCCAGTTATGGTTATGCGTTAATTTATGCCGGACTTGTTTCCAATATGTACGTCAAGCGACAAGAAGTAGATTTTAGCTTTGAAGAAGTGTGTGATTGGGCCGATGAATTAAAAGAAGAAGATTTGACAAAAATCCGTGAAGCTTTTGAATCCACAACGGCTTACCAAAAACTGGCACAACAAAATGAGGTCTTGACAAAAAAAAAGCTGAAGAAAGCCAAAGACAGTTAGCGGAATTATGTCTTGGTCATTTGGGATGGTCAGAACGTGATTTTTATGAAAGTAGCCCTGAAAGTGTTCACAATGCTTTGCAGGGCTATTTTAATAAAAGGAAGGCTGATGAACGGCTATTAAGAAACGTGGCTTGGATTAATTATAAAGTTAATGGTGGCACATCAAACCAAATAAATGACATTTGGCCGATTGATGAAAAGAAGGAAGTGATGAAAAAAGTGTGGGGTGAATCACCGGAAGAAGTTAAAGAAAATTACGAAAGAATTTTGGCGGCACATAGGGTTGTTAAACATCAAAAAGTAAAAAATGGCTGAAATTAGGATTCCAATATCCGTTGATTTAAAAGACGGTTTAAATAAATTAAAGCAAGTTCAGGATGGTGTTAAAAACATCGGTGATAAAACGAAGGAAGTAAAC